TGGTTCTTTAGTAAATCCATTATTTAGGGTAGCGACGACCGGAGTCGTGGCTCCTGCGGGTGCCTTAGATTTAGATTCAACTGGTAAGGTAATATCGAATTCTGTTAAAGTCAATTTGGATCCAAATGCAGCAATGAAAGTAGATTTATCATCTGCGACTAATTCCACTATCGAAGATTTAAGGCGAGCAACCAAGTTGCAAATGTGGTTGGAAAAAAATGCCAAAGCTGGGGCAAGGTACATAGAACAAATCCTTGCACACTTCGGAACTCAGACGCCTGATTATAGGCTACAGCGTTCTGAATATCTCGGCGGTGGTCGCTCTCCAATGGTAATATCAGAAGTACTACAAACCGGTGAAACCGGAACAACTCCACAGGGTAATATGACAGGACACGGAGTATCAGCACAAAATTCAAACCGTTTCAATAAACGATTTGAGGAACACGGTTTTGTGATTGGGATTATGTCAGTAATGCCTAAAACTGCCTATATGCAAGGTATGCGCCGGTACTGGATAAAAAATGATAAGTTCGATTATGCATGGCCGGAATTCGCTCAGCTTGGTGAGCAGCCTGTATATACAAGGGAGTTATGGAATAACCTTGACTATCAAAATGCAAATTACAATAAAGTGTTTGGTTATCAGTCTCGTTATGCTGATTTAAAGTACATCCCGGACACGGTGCACGGAGATTTTAGCAACACTTTGGAATTTTGGCATATGTCCAGAAAATTCGCAAATGAACCACAGCTAAATAACGATTTCGTTAAGTCAGACCCTGATCACAGAATCTTTGCTGTGACTACTCCGACAGTCCATAAATTATACTGTCAGGTATACCATAACATTAAGGCAATCAGACCATTGCCATACTTCAATAATCCTTCACTATTATAAAAAAAACAAAATGGAAAAAATAGTATTTGAAACGGCGTATACTTACGACCATACAAAAAACAAGGGTACTTACAACACACAACCCTCTTTAACAGTGCCTGATATGGCGCTTACGATTCAGGAACTAATGAATCAGTACACGATAGACGGAATGCAGTCCAATGTTAGTTTTGATGATGATGATATTGATTTTAATGATATCATATCAAGCAGGAAAAACTTCGACCTTGTCGATATTGAAAATGCGTCAAACTACATTGAAGCAATCAGACAAAAACAGGAAGATGAACAAAAATCAATCTTACTGAAGAAAAAATCTGAAGAATCTGAAAAGATTAAAAAGGCTTTAGAATTCTTTGACGCTCACAGCGCAAAAGAAGTACCTTTAATCAAGGAAATACAAAAAAACGTGTAAAACATCACGTATAAAAAAAAGAGGCTTAAAACGCCTCAAAATGGGTTAAAAAAAAATACCTTAAACTTCTTAATTAGAAAGAGACGAGTTCCCCTCGTCTCTTTTGTTAAACCCCATTCATCAGACCAGAATCTGAACCGGAATTCCTGTCCGGTTTAGTGGTCTGTAAACCCGCGCGAAGCGCACAAAAAACGTTCTTAATTAAGTGAGCAAATGAAAGCAAAAATAAAACGTAGTGAAATGCTGCTATAATAGCGAACGAAAAGCAAAACGAACGTTTTGCAGTTGAGAGGGGCGAGGGAGACGAACCGTCTCCCCTGAGAGGTGGGGGGTTAAGGGGGCGGGTACACTACCCGCCCCCTTAAAAGGCGAACGCCTAAAAAAAATATATGTTAAATAGAAAAAAACATATAAAAAAACGCCTTTTGTAAAAAAGGAATCGACAGCGGAAACGTTGCCGAAAAATAGGCACTAAACACTCTTGTCTATTTAGTGCCAATTGACACCAATATATTGTCAATTAAAAAAAAATACTTTACTTTGTGTAAACAAATAAAAAAAGGAGGTGTAAAAATGCTATTAAAAAAGATTAAAGAGTTAATTATCAAAGTGTTAAATGTAAAAAAATTACTTTATGTCAGGATTCACGGACGTATTAACGGGGGCTTTGCCTGCCGTTGGTGGTGCTATTGGAACTTTAATCCAAAACGCCGGACAAAAAAAACAACAGCAAAGGGAGTTTGAAAATAATAAGGAGATGTGGAACGCATCTAACTATTATAACTCCCCTGAACAACAGATGCAGCGTCTAAAAGATGCTGGTTTGAATCCTAATTTGGTCTATGGTAATGGTTCAGTTGTTGGAAATAGTTCCAGCCCTGCACCTCGCTATAATGCGCCAAATCTTCAACGGTTACCGCTTGAAATGTTTAATCCTATGGCTGTACTTGGTCAATATTTAGACTTAAAACAAAAAAGTGCTTCTATAGATTTAACAAATCAAAATATTAAAAATTCAACTATTGAAAATAAATTTAAGGAAATGCAGAAAGAAGCTGAACTTGAAAAACTATTTCAATATGTGAATAAAGGAAGACTGGACACTGGTTTATCTTATGAAACTTGGAAAGATGGCCGGTCTATTCCGACTGGAAGTCTTAAGGATAGTAGGTACAAATTAATGCAAGACGAAATCTATAATTCATTAGTAAATGAAAATACTCTTAAAAACTCTAAATTAGGATTATACAATAAACAGCTTGAAAGTCTTGAAAAAGATGTTCAATTAAAAGATTTAGAGATTCAATTTCAGGATTCAATTCCGAAAAGTATGCAATGGCTAACGCCTTTAATATTAAAATTAATAAGATAAAAAAATGGCTTATAAAAGAAGATCCAGATATGGAAAATCTCGTCGTTCCTCTCGCTATGTGGTAACACGTGGCGGAATCCGCTTGTAAAATGGAATGTATCGATATGATAGGAGTAATGCACAAACGCAAAGGCAGGATTTATGTCCCATGCGGAAAATGTGCATCCTGTCTTAAAAAGCGTAGGGACGAATGGGCAGTAAGGTTAGAACAAGAAAAAAAGCTATGGAAAGCAATGTACTTCACAACATTCACGTATCAAGATGCCTTCCTCACTTGGGCGGACTCCGGTCCGACGTTGGTAAAAACCGACCTGCAAAACTTTTTCAAGAGACTACGAAAAAGTACAAACGAAAAAATAAGGTATTTCGCTGTTGGTGAATATGGAACGGAAAACAAAAGACCACATTATCACGCTATTATATTTAGTAATATGGAAATAATGAAAATGCACTTACAAAGCTTAAAAGCTTGGGGCATGGGTATCGTAGACGTTCAACATGCTGAAGGCGGAGCAACAAAATATGTTGCAGGATATCTTATTAACCACACCGGAAAAAGTGAATTTAAACAACCTGAATTCATGGTGTGTTCTAAAAATCTCGGTCTGAATTACATGAAAAATATTTCTTGGCATTTAGAAGATTTTAAAAGAAATTATATAGTCGGAAAAGGTGGTATAAAATCACCTCTTCCACGCTACTACAAGAAGAAGTTATCTGATGAGGATAGGGTAAAATTAGCTTGGCATTCTCAAAATGAAATTAAAAAAGAGGAACAAAAATTGAGCGTTTCTGATATAGAAACACAAGCAAAACTAAAAAATGACAGGGTTCTTGCTTACAAAGAAATGCTTAGTAAAAACAAAAAAAATCGTAATAAATTATGAGTAAAATTTTTAACCAGGTTTCATTTTTGAAACCACAAAAAAGTCTTTTTGACCTCTCACATGAGAGAAAATTAAGTATGAACATGGGCGACCTTGTTCCGGTATTATGTGAAGAAGTGCTACCCGGTGACAAATGGCAAATTAACACGGAAACACTTATCAGGATGGCTCCAATGAAGTCACCAATTATGCATCGTGTTGATACCTTTGTGCATTTCTTTTTCGTTCCAAATCGAATAATATGGGACAACTGGCAAAAGTTTATAACTGGCGGTGTACAGGGATTAGACACCCCTGTCCATCCATTTATCGTAACTCCAAAAACAACTACACCCGAACTTGCTTCAGGTCTATTAGCTGATAATCTCGGCGTAAAATTTGCAGATGCTGCAACCGCATTTAATGTGAAATTGTCCGCACTACCATTTAGGGCATATCAACAAATCTGCAATGATTATTATATTGATTTAACCTTGAATGCTGATATAAATTACTTCTCGCAAGCTGATGGAGATGTATCAGCAGAAAAATCGGTATTACTCGCAATGCGGAAAAGAGCTTGGGAAAAAGACTATTTTACTAGCTCGCTTCCTTGGACTCAAAGAGGCGGAACTGTATCCCTGCCACTTAAAGGAGATGCAAACGTTGTTTATAATGGTGG